GGAAGGTGCGAATAAGCAGGTCATTTCTTCCCAAGCTGACTCGCTGATTAAAATTTCGCGGATCTGGGCCGATTTTTTTCCCGTAAACACATCGAATCAGCCTATTTAGGCTATTTTTTCCACCATTTCTGGCGTTATTTCCGGTTTTTACTGAGATCTCTCCCACTGGCGTATCATTTGGTCCACCCGAAACAGGTTGGCCAGGGTGAATAACATCGCCAGTTGGTTATCGTTTTTCAGCAGCCCCTTGTATCTGGCTTTCACGAAGCCGAACTGCCGCTTGATGATGCGAAACGGGTGCTCCACCCTGGCACGGATGCTGGCTTTCATGTATTCGATGTTGATGACCGTTTTGTTCTTGCGCGGATGCTGCTTCAAGGTTTTTACCTTGCCGGGACGCTCGGCGATCAGCCAGTCCACATCCACCTCGGCCAGCTCCTCGCGCTGTGGCGCTCCTTGGTAGCCGGCATCGGCTGAGACAAATTGCTCCTCTCCATGAAGCAGATTACCCAGCTGATTGAGGTCATGCTCGTTGGCCGCGGTGGTGACCAGGCTGTGGGTCAGGCCACTCTTGGCATCGACACCAATGTGGGCCTTCATGCCAAAGTGCCACTGATTGCCTTTCTTGGTCTGATGCATCTCCGGATCGCGTTGCTGCTCTTTGTTCTTGGTAGAGCTGGGTGCCTCAATGATGGTGGCATCCACCAAAGTGCCTTGGGTCATCATGACGCCTGCTTCGGCCAGCCAGCGATTGATGGTCTTGAACAATTGACGGGCCAGTTGATGCTGCTCGAGCAGGTGGCGGAAATTCATGATGGTGGTGCGATCCGGCAGGGCGCTATCCAGGGATAATCGGGCAAACAGGCGCATGGAGGCGATTTCGTACAGGGCATCTTCCATGGCACCGTCGCTCAGGTTGTACCAATGCTGCATGCAGTGAATACGCAGCATGGTCTCCAGCGGATAGGGCCGTCGGCCATTGCCCGCCTTGGGATAAAACGGCTCGATGACAGCGGTCATATTCTGCCATGGCAGAATCTGCTCCATGCGGGAGAGGAAAATCTCTTTTCGGGTCTGACGGCGCTTAGTGCTGAATTCACTATCGGCGAAGGTGAGTTGATGGCTCATGATGTCCCTCTGGGATGCGCTCCGGATGAATATGATGATCTCATATCAGGAACTTGTTCGCACCTTCCCTAACGCTCTGGCGGCTGCTAAGACTGAACTGAATCAGACTATTACTTCAACCCGCGATACTATCAACGCGACAATTAACAAGAACAAGACAGATATTAATGCGCGAGTTGATCAGACGAATACCAACGTTACCAACTTAACGAATACTGTTGCGGCTAACAAATCAGCTATTGAAAAGACGGTAGCGGATAATAAGAAAGATGCTGATTCTAAGATCACCAACTTAACCAACACTGTTAATAGCAACCATACAGCAATTAACAACAAGGTAGATCAGAATAAATCTTCTACTGATGCCGCAATTGCCGCAGCTAACCAGCGAATTGATTCTATTGAAGGTAGTGCCGATGCTGCTTACATCAAGAAGAATACCAACACTTACCATCACGGGTATTTGTTAACCAAAACAGCTAACTATTTTGATGATGCTGGTGCTCGTAACCTTGATTATTTTGGTGCATTCCGTCCAAACAATGCCGAAGGTTGGGGTAACTTAATCCTTAACATTCCTCATTCTGGCGGTAAAGCACACGGTCGCGGTTTTGAGTTCCACTATGGGTCTAGCTCATCTCAAGTTAAAACCTATGGCTTTGATAAAGATGGTAATAAGCGATTCAGCTACCGCATGTATCACGAAGGTGATAAACCGACTCCTACTGAATTGGGTGTGTATAGTAAAGCCGAAGTTGATCAGATGTTCATCAAGAACGTTAGAATGACCGTTCCTTCTGGTGATGCTACTCGTGGATACTTCAAGATCGCAACCGCTACGATCCCACAGAATGGTCGAATGGTAATGCTTCGTATCTTCGGTGGTAATGGTTATAACGTTAACTCTTATGATCAGGTTGACTTTGTAGAAATTGTCATCCGTTCCGGTAACAATAACCCGAAAGGCGTTAGTATTGCTGCTTATCGTCGAAATGCTCTGAACGTTCATCAAGTATTTGCGGTTAATACTTCCGGTGATAACTACGACATTTACGTTAACTACGGTCGTTACACCGATAACGTTATTGTCGAATACGGTAAAACTGATGGCGTTACTCTGACAGTACATGATGTTCCTGAATTAACTCTCGTTAAACCTTCTGTTGGTGTTACCGATGGTCGTATTATTACGATGTTCAACACCGAGAACAAAGCCGGAACGTTGATGTTTGATAATAACGGTCAGGGAACGTATGACGTTATCAGCTTGTGTACAGCACAGGAACACAATAAAAAGTATTTGCGTAAATTCCGTAGTCAAGCGGTAGAGACCATCTGGCATGAAGTTGTTAACGGTAGTTCATATCGTTTAGCTACTGGTGTTACCGATTCTACTGATGTTTTTCAGATTGATTCTACTGGCTCTGTTGCTGGTCCATATAAAGGCAACGTGACTACTGGACGCATGGAATTAAACGGTGGTAGCAATGCATTAACTTTGCGTCGTCCGGCTGGTCAATCTAACCATATTACATTCCAAGATAACCGTAGCGGTAATATTACTCGTCAAGGTTGGATTGGTTATGGTGATGCTGATACTAACGCATTGCAGATATATAGCGATGTAGGAAGTAACAAATTTGCATTAGAGACTAACGGTCAGATCTCTCTGAATGTTGGCGCAACAAAAATTGTTTACTCAAACGGGCAATATTATTCCGCTAACGCTGATGCTTTCCGTATGATTTACGGTAATTACGGTGCATTCTGGCGTAATGATGGCGGTAAAGTTTATCTTCTTTCTACTGCCGAAAATGACCGTTTTGGTGGATGGAACGGAAACCGACCATTCATTTACGATTTAACCAACGGTAAAGTTACTTTAGGTGGTGATGGTAACGAAGGCGCATTAGTTCTCGAAAGAGATAGCCGTGCTGCTCGCTTTAGTAATAACGTATTCTTAGAAAAAGGATTGCTTACTTTCTCTGCGGGTGGGAATCAGTCGATGGATTCTTTCACGATTAACCATTGGGGGAATAGTAACGCCGGACGATATAACGTTTTGCAATTCCAGGACACTAGCGGAACTCACTTTACCACTGAACGTAACGGATCTGGCGGTTTGCTTGCTCACTTCCGAGGGGATTTAACTACCGAAGGAAAATTAACGTGGGGTAAGGGTACAGCTACTTCTAGTTTCAATATTCGTGCATGGGGCGCTGATGCTCGTAAACAAGTATTTGAATGTGCTGATGAAAGCGGTTGGCATTGGTATACCCAACGTCCGGGCGGTCCGGGTACTACGGCAATTGAGTTTGCCATCAACGGTACTGTTAAGCCTCAAGCAATTCACACTGGCGGCAATATTCTTTTGAACGGTGCTGATATTGAATTTCGTCGCACTGGTAATAAGCATATCTGGTTTAGAGATCCAACTGGATTAGAACTAGGTTTGATGTATTCCGATGATGCTGGTGTTATTCGCTTCCGTGGTCAGAAACAAGCCCAGACGTGGAAACTTGCGGATAAGATGATTCATCTTGAGGCTGGTAGCGTCGGCGGGTCCGATAAAGGTTTGATTCGTGGTAACGTTTCTGGTGGTAGCTGGTCTAGTTGGCGTGACCGTGCTTCCGGTTTGCAAGTTGATTGCCCCCAATCAAAAGATTCAGCACATAACATCTGGAAAGCTACTCATTGGGGTCAATATCACATTGCAGCAATGGGTGTGCACGTTCCTAGCGGTACTATCGGTAACGCTCTTGTTCGTCTCCATGTTCATGATACTAACTTTGACTTTAACGCTGCTGGTGACTTTACCGCAGGTCGTAACGGTAGCTTTAACGATGTTTACATTCGCTCTGACTCCCGTTTGAAGATTAACAAGGAAGAATTACAGGACGGTGCATTAGAGAAAGTAAACTCACTGAAAGTCTACACTTACGATAAAGTTAAATCTCTTAAAGATCGTAGTGTGATTAAACGCGAAGTAGGTATTATTGCTCAGGATCTGGAAGAAGTATTGCCGGAAGCAGTAGGTATTCAATCTACCGAAGACCCAGAAAATCCAGAAGCAATTAAAACTATTTCTAACTCTGCTGTCAACGCCTTGATTATTAAAGCTATGCAGGAAATGACCGCTAAGTTTGATGCGATGGCTAAAGAACTTGCGGAAACTAAAGCCGAGCTAGCCGAACTCAAAGCAACTAAATAATAAAAGTCGGGGGACTAGTTCCCCCGTAATAACAATTTTAATTAAGGGGTAATTCTATGACTCAACAATTCAAAGATATTTTTACTGGTGGTCTGGTAAGTCTGTTCTATCACGCCGATACCACTAACACCGACCTTGCCGATGAAGCATACGAAGAAATTAAAGAGTGTGCTGGTTTTCCTGAATATTCACTGTCTCGCGGGACGGTAGAAGTTAAGAGCTATTCTTCTCAGTATAACCGTAAGCTGGTTGGTAAACTGAACGTTGAAGATCTGACTCTGACCGTTAACTACATCCCAGGTGATGCGGTACACGAGAAGCTCGCAAAAGCTGCCGAAGACGGAACTCGCTGCCAAATCAAAGTAGAATATTATGTGGACGCTGGCAAACAGACTGGTATTCGTATCGCTTACAACGGCTTTATTTCTAAAGTTGCTATGAACGGTGGCGATGAAGAAGTGGTAACTAAAGAGTTTACCTTTGCCGTTGATGGTGCTCCGCTGAAACAGGAAGTGTTTACCGCTGGATGAACTAACGAAGAACTTCCTTTACCAGAACCGGAACCACTGCCAGAACATGAAGCTGTAGTGATTCCAGAAGTAGAAGAAGTTACGGCGAAAGCCACAGCAAAACGAAGCCGCAAGGCTAAGAATTAATTTTAAGCCCTGCCTTAATGGTGGGGCTTTTTTATTGGAGTAATCAAAATGGCAAATGTCGTTAATAAGCCCGGTTGGGTCGGATCATCGGCTGTTTCTGTAACTGGCAAGCGATGGATGCGTGAGGCTATGCAAGCGTTAAAAGTTGGTGTTCCTGGTAATATGAGCGCGATGTGTGGTCGTGGTATGGATACGGTTGTAGCTACTGCTGCATGGTCTACTTCATTGGGTAATAACTGGGGTGTAACTGCTTCAAACTATCCAGTAACTGACATGCGCGGTAAAGGGTCAATGGAGAACCCCGAAAACGTGGGCGTAGGGCGTCTGATTGGCGTTATCGTTGGTCAATTCAATGGCGGTACTCCTACTATGGCTGTATATCTCCAGAACGGTAGAGCAGGGAATATAACCGTTAATTTGGGTGGTGCTGCTGTCACTGTTCCTTATAACAGTATGCAAAGTGGTTTTCATTACTACTGGTTAAGCAATCCTCCGGCAGCTTTCCTCAATAACATTAAGAAGACTGGCACTAAGCAGACTTTGAAAATCTCTTAAATTCTAAATAAACATATCGAATTAACTTAAGAGGAAACAAGAATGAATATTAATGAAATGCTGAAAGCTCTTTCTCCGAAACGCGAATCTCTGATCATCGGTGGATTCACTTTCTATGCTCGCCCTATGTCAGTAAAAGAATTTAACGAACATGTTTTCAATACCGATAAAGATGACCGTGATGAACGTTCTATTCTTCGTTGTATTGAAGATGAAGACGGTAAGCCAGTATTTGAATCTATGGAACAAGTTAAGGCACTGTATACTAACGTCCGCAGTGAATTAATCGGTTTGGTTGCTCAAGCATCATTGATGCAAGAACCGGCAGTAATTGAAAACGAGGTAAAGTAAACCCGCTTCTGAATTTCTATTTCCGGCAAATGATGCGATCGGGGCTTAGTAAAGATGAAATGGATAATATGCCAATCACTCTGTTTTGGAAATTATACATTTTCGACACCTACTTAGAACCACAAAGCCCCGCGTTTCATGATATGCAGAATGCGATGTTGCAATATTCCATGTATATGACGTCGCAAGGAATGACACGCGAAACTGCAAAGAAACTCAAGCCTAGCCAATTCCAGTTAATTAGAGAAGAAAAACTCTTTAAAACTAAAGAAGAAATGGAAGAAATTGCACGTAAGAAAGAAGAAGAACGCAACGCTGCAATATTGAACATGTTTGATCCATCTTTGCTTGAGAAACTCAGAAGCGCACAAACGGGGTAATTTATGACAAAACATATAGTAACAATAGAAGGGGATAATAAAGGTCTAAGGAGAAGTACCAGTGAAGCCGCCGACCTTCTCGATAGTTTGTCTGAAAAGGCAAGTGGTATTGATTTTGGTGGTGGCTTGTCTGGTTTGACTGGATCTCTTCGTGGGATTGCTGGCTCTGCTGGTTTGGCTGCTGGTGGTATCGGCTTAGTTACGACCGCAGTTTTTGCAGCCGCTAAAGCTGGTGCGGAATACGTTAAACAGTATTCAGAAGTATCTAAGGCGACCGGACTCTCGATTGAATCCCTTCAAAGACTAGAAAAGGAATTTTCTGGCACTGGCCTAACAGTTGAAAAATTTGGTGATATCAACAAAGACACCTTAGATAAAATGGGTGATGCATGGGCTAACGGTGGCGGTATTGCCGATGACTTAGAATCGGTTGGCCTTAAGTTAGAAAACTATGCTCACTTCATGACTGATCCGCAAGGTGGTATGAAAGCGGCGATCCAAGTGTTCTATGACATGAAGAAAGCCGGAAAATCAATGGCTGAAATCAAGTTCATGATGGAATCTTTAGCCAGTGATTCAAGCCATATGACCAGCCAGCTTGAGAAATATAATACTGCTCAAGAGGCGATGATCGCTATTCAGAATCAATCTGTTAACGTCACCGAAGAAAACGCTAAAAAATATGATAAATTTTCTCAAAATATCAATAAGCTGGAAAATAACCTGAAAGGTGTCGGTATGACCATTTCTGGTCCGCTGGTTGATAGTTTAAACTGGTTATTTGACTGGTTTAATATTGATTGGGAAAAGAGTTCTCTATTCAGGGCATTAGATCGACTGAATAAAGAAGGCAAGACCGCAACTGGCGGTATTCTTAACGCCAACCATAAAGACGCTCAAAAGATTATTGACAAGTACAATAAAGAAAAGCGTTGGAATAATCTAGCAGATTGGGAAAAGGCCGCGATCCGTGGTGCTGGTGTCGATCCTCGTACTGCTGGCTTTGATGTAGAAGGATTTAAGAAACGTTTTGGTGGGTCTTATAAGAAAAATGGTGCTCTGATTGTCGTAGATGCTGGTGAACATCTGACACGCAAGGCAGATCCTAACACTGATTTAACTCTACCAAATAAACCAGTAAGACCAGAATCATTGGGTAAATCTGGCAACGAGAAGAAAGCCGAGGAAGAAGCCAAAAAGAAAGCGGAAGAGGCAGCTAAAAAGGCTAAGGAAGCCGCAGAAAAAGCACAGAAAGCACGCGAGGATGCAATCAAGCGACTGAATGCACTTGATGTTAAATTGCAAGGGCAAGTTGCAGCGTCTATCACTTCTCAAAATAGCCAGTTGCAAAACAGCTTAAAAGATGTGAACGACGCGTTAGCTCTGGGCTTAATCTCTCAGGAAGACGCAGCCGCGAAACGCCAGGCGCTAATCGATCAGAATACTGAAAACGTTTATAAAATGATGTTGGGTGCTGATCCGATTGATGCTCTGAATGCTTTAACACAATTGCAACAAATCAGGGACAACGAGCTAGAAAGCCATAAACGGTTACTTGATGGTAAAGCTATCTCCTACGAAGAATATATGCGTCGTGTGAACGATACCGAGCAAAACTATTCTCAGATTGAAAATTCTTTACAGGGAATGGATGGTTATAAAACCAATCAATTAACTAGTGGTTATGATTATCAAGACTCAAATAATCCGTTTGCTAAATTTAATGCAATCGATAAAGAGAAATCGGATGCTGAACAAGATTATAAGACCGATAAACTCAAGATTGATGGGATCACCGATCCGGCTAAACGGATGGAAGCATTAGAAAAACTCAATGAAAACCATCAAAAACGGATGGCTGCAATTGAGAAGAAATACGCTGATGCTCGTCAGTCAATAGCCGATGATATGTACGGCGGTTTTGCTGCTGCAATGACTCTCTTCGGGCAGGAAAACACAAAAGCTATGCAGATGGCTTTCAATGCTCATAAGGCATTCTCCATTGGACAAGCGACGGTGAACATGTGGACGGCAGCTACCGATGCATGGAACGATCCGACCAACGTAACCACAGGTCAAAAAATCGCTGCTGCTGCATTGGCTGTTTCTCAGAACATGGGGAACATCGCAAACATCAAGTCTACTAATGTTAGCGGTATGGCTCATGATGGTATCGATAACATCCCTCGTGAGGGTACATGGTTGCTTGATAAGGGGGAACGAGTAGTTGATCAGCGTACTAACGGTGATTTGAAAGACTTCCTTGCTGCTCAAAAATCAGGCGGTGGTAACTCTCAGCCGATTGAAGTTAATGCGCCTTTGAACATTAACGGCAACGTTAATAGCTCAGACAAGATGGTCATGGATGCTATCAAACGTCACGCTAAATTAGTTGCTCAGGCGGTAGAAGACGCTCAGCGCCGTAAGATGTAATTAAAAGCCCCATAGTCATAAATAATCATAAAACTATGGGGGCTTTTTCTATGTTCAAATCCAAGAATATTAAAATCACAGATTTTACTCTTAAATCAAAACAGCCTTTCTTCAAGGCGCAATCTATCTCCGGTAAGTTCCAGCGTCGCTTTACTGGCATCCATTTTTACGAAGCAGAATTTACCGCGAATTACATGGCTCAGGATATTAACGAAGTAAAAGAATTTGTAGCACGTCACCTTTTTGGTCGTCCTTTTAGTGTGCCACTGTCTTACTTTTCAAAATATACAGGTGATGTACGCCAGATGGTAACGGCTGCTGCTGGTACTGCTCGCGGTGGGCGTAAGGTGAGAATCTCCAACTTCACCGGAACACTGAAAGCAGGAACTATCATCCAGTTTGAGAACCACAAGAAAATCTACACGATCACCGAAGACGTGAAATCAGGTGGCGAAATGAAACTCTTCCCTAACTTGCGTCAGAACGTCCTGGCGGGTGAGGTGATCAAGTATCAGAACGTAGAAGGTGAATTTGTTCTCAAAACTGAAAACATCGATTGGAAGATCGCCCAGATCGGCAAGATGAAATTTGAATTAGTGGAGAATGTATAATGGCAACTATTCAGGAATCATTCAGCAAACTATGCACTAATCTGGACTTCATCGAGGTATACAACGACCAGACAGGTCAGAATGTGTCTAGATTGACGCTACCGCAACTTTTCTCCACTGGATCGATGTTTCATATTATCGAAGTGATAACAGCGTCAGGGGACGTTCTACGGCTTACTGATGGGTATTTCGATTTGGACTATAACGGTTTTACGTATCTTGCAACGGGTGACTTTCTTCAAATCTCATCGAATACCGAAGAGAAGGAGATCAACAACAACGGGATCAACGTAACTGTTTCTAACGTTCGCGAAGAATACATTACCCTGATTCGTAACAAGCAATTCGATAAATCTGATGTGAAAATCGAGATGGTTTTCCTTAACCCCAACACGGGCAAGGTTGAAACTACTTACCCTGTTTTCCGTGGGGTAGTCGATTCCATCGGTATTAACATCGAACATGAAGATGAAGAGTGTAAAAACGAATCAGAATTTCAGCTTAATAGTATCTGGGAAGTTCTAGATAAAAACGCTCGTAGTCATGCTTCCGATGGTATCCACCGATCCTATGTTGGAAACGAGAACGATCTATTCTTCTCCCGTGCCGGGAAGTGGAATAGCGAAAGCAAGTGGCATTCATCGAAGAAATAATCCCTTCTCCCTAAGCCTAGTAAATAACAGCATGGAGGTATTCAACATGCTAAAAACTAGGCTTATCACCGATTACATCAATTCTTTAATAGGTCAGGAGTTCGTTCAAGGCGAGAATGATTGCAATCTCATTGCATGTAAGATCATCGATATTCTCGCTGGTACTGACCTATATAATTCTCTTTATAAAAAATATTCAACTAAAGAAGAAGGCTTGAAAATCTGCAAAGAATTAAGCGGGTATTCAAATATCCTTCAACCAATTAAGAAACATTTCAAATTAGTCACTGATGATTTACAGGACGGCGACTTACTGGTCACAGCCCACAAATTAGGAAACCGTAATTATTATTCCGTAGTTCCTCATTATTCCGGTTATGGCCTCGTTGAAGAAGATGGTATCTGGATGACCATTCCTGTTTCAGACATTGACTATGAACAAGTTTATAGATTCGGGGGTGAATAATGGGATTTGAAATATTGGTAGGCGCGGTTATTGCTGGTGCTTCGGCGGGGATGGCGGCAGCCGCAACATTTTCGGTTATGACCGCAGTCGCTATCGGTATGGCTGCTGGTGCAATGACTTTGATCGCTTCCACTGTAGGCGCACCAAAAACACCTAAAGTACAAAGCCCAGATAATGCGGTGACACTAGGAACATCAAACGATCCGAAAGCGGTGATACCAGTCGTTTTCGGTACTACCCGCACTGGCACAAACTGTGTTTACAAAGCAGTTTCTAAGCAAGAAAACAATAAGCTAGTGCAAATCTTCTCTGTAGCCGAGGGTGAAATCGACCATTACAAAGCACTCTTTATTGATAATAAAAATGTTCTTGTTGGTAAGAACATGACGATCCGTGATGGTATTCTCGATAAGGGCAACATTAAAGAAGAATATCGTAAAGTATTAGAAGTCGAGTTCCGCACGGGCAAGAATCCTAACACCGCTTTGTCGCTGGCAAAACGTCATTTAGGCTCAGACTGGACCGACGCTTTCAAGGGTAACGGCATTGCGACCATGTGTATTGTGTTACGTCGTGATGACAAATCTCTTGCTGCTGGTGTTGATATTCTCCAGCCAAATAGCCAGGTAGCAGTAGACGTTTGCGGCCTTAAAATCCGTAACCTTGAAACCAATGCTATTGAGGCTAGCACTAACGGCGTGGATCAGATTTTCCACTACCTAACAAATGAAAAATATGGCTTATCCGTACCAATTGAAAACATTAACGTTGATTCATTCCTGAAAGTACGTAAGCAAGTACGCCAGATGGATCTACATTCAAACGGTGCATGTGATCCGAACGCCAGCTTTAAAGAGAACTTAACTAGCCTTATGCAGACTTTCGGCGGGGTGATGTTCGAATCCTTTGGACGTATTACGCTGAAACTGGATGCTCCTGATATTGTTAAGCATACCTTCAATGAAGACAATATCATGATGGGTAAGGTATCACTGAAAACAGGTGGCACTAACGGTTATTTCAATACCATTAACGCGATGTATCAAGAACCATCAATTGACTATTCAGAGCAAATGCTACGTTATCCGGCTGATGCTGAAAACGATGCTACTGTTCGCGCAGATGGTCGAATTATTGCTAAGGATGTAGAATATCGTTTCGTTAAGTCTAAAGATCAGATTGATAAACTCGCGAGCATTGAGCGAAATAAATCTCGTATCACTCAGGTTATCAGCTTTATGACTACTGACGCATTCACTGCCGAAGTTTGGGACGTTATCAGCGTAACCTATGATGAATTGAAGCTGAATAATTCCTTATGGCGTATTACTGCAATTGATCGCTCGATTGATTCTGGTATTGCTGGGATGATGACTATCACCGCCACAGAATATAATTCTCAGGTTTATACTGACCTGAACTATGCGGCTAACCCAGATAACCGACCAAGTGGTTTACCGGATTCAATGACAGTACAGAAGCCTACTAATTTCAGGATTAAGGCAACTGGTGAGACGATTTACGGTAAAAACGTTACTTTGACATGGGATGCACCGGAAGATTTTAACCGCTACGGCTTCCAGATTGATTACCGTGTAAGTGGATCGCCTAACTGGATTAAGCTGGGACAGACTTCGCAGCAAATTTTCAGTGTCAATGCACTGGCGAAAGATCGCTCTTATGATTACCGAGTTTGTGCTTTCGGTATCATCGCTCGATCCGATTGGGTAGAACTGATTAACCAGAATCCGACTGTTACCTATGAATTGCCGACTCCGGTTATTCGAATCAAAAATCAGGGTAGCACGCCAGGAACTTTCGAAGGTAATGATCTGATTATCGAATGGGAAAACCAGCAAGGCTTAGATGTTGAGATCAACGGTGAAACTAACAAGTTTAGTGACCTGTTTGAAGCATACATTATCAAGGTGACTAACAAGGCTGGTAAGTCTATTCAGTACCGTACCCGCGATCCTGAATCATGGACTTATACGCTTGATATGAACCAGTTTAACGGCCTTTCGCGTCAACTGACGGTAGAAGTATCGGCTAAGGGCTATAACAACTCAGAGAGCGCCCCAGCGCGTTTAGTGGCTATCAACCCACAACATAAGCCAATGAAAGGTTTTAGTGCGCGTGGTGGCTTTAATAGTGTGTTTGTTAGCTGGGCAGATGACGTAGAACATGATTATGCAGGGTCAATCATCCAGTATGCAACCGATAACACTTTCTCCGATGCAAGGGCGGTAAGCACGAATAGTGTTAGCCATACTTCCTTTGATTTGGCAGACGGTGATTATTATATCCGTGGTGCTCACTACGATATTTTCGGTATGGATGATGCTGTTTGGTCTGAACCGTATTTCATGCAAATGAAATCTACCATTAGCTGGGACGATCAGGACAAAGAAGCACTGGAAGACCTGATTGGTTTACAAGACCGCTTAGATGAAACTATCGCGGATGCTATTGCTCAAGCTGGCGCTAATGCCGATGCTAAAATTGATGCAATGCATAAGCAAATCACTACCGAAACAGGGCAGACGGTCCAAGCCTCAGCCAATACCTTAAAGAGTCTGATTGCTACCAGCGAGCAAGCTAGCTCCACTAAGATTGATCAGGTTAAAGCTGAACTGAAAGGCGATATCACCAAAGAAGTTAGTGCATCTGCTACTACCCTGAAACAAGCAATTGCTACCAGTGAGGCAGCAAGCGCAAGCAAGATTGATCAAGTTCGGGTAGAAATGGATGGCAAGATTGCTGGCGTGAATCAGGAAGCAGATGTAAAAATCGATGCTTTGAAGGGAACCATTAACAGCAAATATAATCTGGCGGTTAATGCAGATGGTCGCGTGGCTGGTATTCACATGAGCGCAACCAACGATCCGGCACAACCGACGAGAATCATCTTTAATGCTGATAAAATCGCTGTAGCTCCACAGAACGGATCGGAAGTATGCCCGTTTGGTATCGAAGGTAACAAGGTTTATCTCGATAATGCGATGATTCGTAATGCTGCAATTGGTACAGCCCAGATTAATGATGCGGCGATTACCACGGCTAAAATCGGCAATGCTGCAATTAACAGCGCGAAGATTCAGGACGGGGCAATCACTAACGCGAAGATCGTAAACGGTGCAATTGATAACGCTAAAATCGGTAACTATATCCAGTCTTCCAACTGGAACGGATCGACCGGATGGCATATCAACAAGAACGGGTCCGCTACGTTCATGAATGCAACCGTTAAAGGTAATATCACTGCCGATTCTGGTACTCTGAACAACGTCACGATTAACTCTAGCTGTGTTATTAAGGGTATGCTTGAAGCTACTCAGGTTAAGGGTGATTTCGTTAAGGTGATTGGACGTAAGTTCCCGCATCGTGATGTTAACGTTGATAATGGTTATGCTGGTTATCCACAGGGTACGGTCACTGTTCGCGTTGAAGATGATCACAAGTTCGATCGTCAAATCGTTATTCCGGCTGTTAGTTTTGGTGGATTGCGAGCGCGTGAAGGGTCGAACAATAATACGTTTTACGACACCTGTCGCCTTATTGTTCGTAAGAATGGGTCAGAGTTGTATAATAGGGCGTATGGCGGTAATACTGGTCTTTACTCAGGTGTTATTGATATGCCAGCGGGTAAGGGTGCTGTGACCTTGACCTTTGAAGTGCAATCAAGCGCAATCAACAACTGGACGCCTAGCACATGGATCAGTGATTTAACGGTAATGGTAACTAAAAAAGCCACTACTGGTATTACTGTTTCTTAAAATTTAATTTTAATAATAAATCCCGCTTAATTCTTTTGAGTTAGGCGGGATTATTTTTATCTAAATAATTCTGCCATGAAATTATAAAAATATCGGGGGCGTAATGACTGAAATTATATATGGCGGTATCGGTGTTATCGCCTTAATTTGCGGTGGATTATGGAGACTTCACCGAAATCAATTAGCAACAGAAAATAGATTGTCGAAATTAGAGTCCAATGATGCATTGTTTAATCAGAAGTTTGAAACAATGCAAAGTAACCACGACCAGATCGCCGAGAGAGTTTATCGCATGGAACAAACACTACACGGTATAGAGAAGAAAGTGGTTGCGATGGACGCCAAATTTGACCAAGTTCTCGACATACTCAAACAAAAATAATAATAAAGGGGTGAATATATGAAGAATAAACTTAAGAAATATTTTGGTTATCTCTTGATTATCGCCCTCACTTATAACGTAGCAATTAGACCTCTGCTAACGTCCTTTGGGCTTGAACTCCCGGCTATGACCGTGGATGAACAATTGCTCAGGACACTGGCGGGGGTCTTTTCGTTATTAGGGGGCTAACATGGCAACCAGTACCAATAAACGAAACGCTCTAAGGACTAAGAAAGCGTTACGCCAATGGACTGATAAAGCAACCGATACATTCGAAAAGGCGATAGGGGAAGGGGCGATCTTTGCTTCCAGAGCACTCCAGAAGAAGATTAACAAGAATGTTGATAGACCTACTCGATGGACTCAACAAGCTGTAGGTAATACCAACTACAAGAACCGTTCAGGGACGAGACACCAAATCTTCATCAAGGGCGCAAGGGATAAGGACAAGAAGATCGGCAGTCAGGATGACTATCTGAAACACTATTTCGATGGGGGCAAAATCAATAAGCTAGTGCCAATCGCTAACGGTAAGGTCTTAGACGCCCACGGGAACATTAAGGCCATCAAAGGCGGTAAGATGATGCGTAACATCGAAAATGGCAACTTCATCAAGGTAGAGAATAAGGAAGGGACTTTTATCATGAAGAAGTACAAGCCTAAGAAATCCAGAACCAAACGCGCTAAGAATGGATCGGCGGTGGCAAAACGTCGCTTAGAGAAACGCACACAGAAACAGAGTAAGCGAATTGTTGCCGTTAAGTCGGATAAAATTTCTACTCGTTATTCGACGCTAGGATCGTGGGAAAGCAACGAGGAAATGATGCTTAAGAACATTAATAAGCACATTAAATCGCGCATGAGATACGTTTAATCCATAAATACCCTCATAGAATCTTATGGGGGTATAACATGGCTAAAAATATTTTCACTGAATTTCCTACTTATCCGGTCGACCAGCTTTCCGGTATTTTTATCAATGGCATTAGCCCAGAATCCATGACACATGATTTTGAGGCGAAGAGAGTTAAACATAAACAATATAAAGAATGTATCCGCGATCATGAAAAAGGGACCGTGTTTTGTGTCGCTACATTGGCTAAACGTCCTAAATATCGTTTTCGTGTAGGGCAAGAAGTCGATGTAGTTAATCCTTATAGCTTTAACTGTCTGGGTGATGCACGCGCGGTGTGTGTAGGCACTGCTCCTTATTATATCAAGGGTATGCGCTTTATTGGTTATATCTTCGAAATGATCTAAGGGGGTAATATGTTAAGTAAGCATTTTTCTCGCAAGGAATTTAAATGTAAATGCGGAAAATGTGATTATGATACAATCGACGCTGAATTACTGGTAATTCTTGAGGATGTACGCGAACACTTCGGGAAACCAGTAATTATTAACAGTGGGAACCGTTGCCCAACTCATAACAAGAATGTAGGCGGTGCAACCAACAGCTATCACGTTCGAGGTCGTGCGGCTGACATTGTGGTCAAGGGTGTCTCCCCTGATATTGTCCATGCTTATCTTGATGGGAAATATCCTACTCAATACGGCTTAGGCAAATATAAAACCTTTACGCATATCGATTCCAGATCAAAAAAATCACGATGGAATGGCTGATCATCAATTCACATATAACAAAAAAGCGCCTCACATGGGCGCTTTTATTTTATCTGGCACAAATTGATGATAGAAAAATCCTCTTCCGGCTCCTCTTCTGGCTCGTTGTCCGCTTCCAATTGCTTACGGCGTCCAGCGATGGCATCACGGATCGAAATGTCATCAGCAGGTTTCAATTCTGTTTCTTTCTTGCGCTTCTCATAATATGCCTCAAGTTCATTTAATCCCTCGATAGTATTACAAGAATAAATCTTACTCATAAAACCGTCAATAGCGGCCTCAACCAAAAAACGTTTAAAGCTAATCATTTTTAATCTCCGTAGAATAAAGGGGCATTAAAGCCCCTATTTATTAAATCTCGATTGTTTTCGTGACATATTCGAATTTATCTGATATGTAAGTATTGATTCTCTGGAGGCCATGAGTTAAAGCATAATTCTTACGTGTATATTTTCCTTTCTTGTCTTTCGAACAAATCACATCTATCAAATCCCACACATACGCAATTGCTTTACTACCATGTTTCCTAAGAGCACGTCCTATTGATTGCCGGACAATGGTTGATTCTTTAACCGGATGACCAAAGATGACATGATGAAGATTCTTAATCGAAACACCAGTAGAGAAAACACCATAGCTAGCAACTACAATCAATCCTTTCTCATTTTCAGCCATTTTCTTTAATGCATCGCGTTCGGCGGTGGTAATCTCACTGGAAACGTAATAAACCTTATCGTAAACTCTCTGTAATGCCGTATAAAGCATTTTTCCATGCTTAGAGTACCGGAACATAAGGAATACGTTTTCTTGCTTCCTAGCGAGTTTTAATGCCAAATTACAAGCCAGTTTATTCCTTGATTTATGACCATTGATGAATTTAATCTCTTCCTGATAATCCTTACCCCGCATTGCTTTACATTCTTCATCTTTGTACTTGAGGAAGAGAGCATTAATCTTAAGCTGGGTAACTTGTCCGTCATCCATCAATTGTTTAATTGCTACTATCTTCTGAATATCACCGAAAAGCCCGACATACTGTAAAAGATGGCATTTTGATTCTTTAGGGGAACCAGTCATACCAATCTTGAATTGACAGTGATTCATTCCGTTGATGATATTGGTGATATTCTTTGCACTGGCACGATGCGATTCATCAACTATCAACATTCCATATTGTTTGAACCATTCAGGAGGCATCTTGCACGCTGATTGCCAGGTACTAACCGTGATTAACCTGTCTCCCGGATGTTTCCCGCTACCACTCATCATTGTATGAATTGCTTCATAAGGGAATAACCGATAATCGATGAAATCATCCCTCATTTGAACCACTAGCGATGTAGTCGGAACAATGATTAACACTTTTCCGGTGTAGTTCTCTAAGTACCAACGAGACAGCATACAAGCAATCAATGACTTTCCGGCACTGGTAGGAAGAACCAGCATTCTACGGCGATTATGAATACCCTGAAAGACTGCCTCCCTTTGATACCAGTAAGGATTGATTTTATTGCTACCGGAATACACTTCTAAGGAATCAATCCATTCATTAATCGCGTCTTTGGTTACATCTTCCTTCTCAAGCAATCGCGGGTCAATCCAGACTGAATACCCCATATTTTTAACAAAGACACCCAACGTTTTTAATAGTCCAATTGGTAGGGTGTTTTCATGCGTAAACAGTCTTATTCGTCCATCCCAGCCAGAATACTTGTAACGGGGGCTAAACCTAGCCCCTTCAACCTCAAACGAGAAATAATCTCTTAATTCCATTCCGATAGAAGGAGAGCAATCAACCTTAACGAAACTGTAATCTTGAAAATGAATTTTAATATCTTGCATTAGTTCCACTCCACACTTGCAATATTCTTTATATTGTTTAGTGATTTATTGCAGTAGTGGAATGTTTCAGTTTTGCCGTATTCAATCCCGCCTATACCCACATCCAGTAATCGCTTTATTGCTCTTTCAGTGGCTAAAGCATGTTTCATTGATGGCATTTCACCAGCAAAGACAATATCAAAGTTATGACCGGGATTGCGTACACCCAGATTAACACGTCGCTTGATGATTGACTTTGTTACACCAAATTTACCAATATCCCCTGATTTCATTACATAGAGATAAGGCACACCCGCTTTATATTGAAAGTAATCACTTTTGAGACAAGCACAGCGTTTACCTTCATTAAGCAGGTTGGTAGCTGATTTGTCGGCTCTATTGCCGCATCGGGTACATGTAAGAGCAATTCTTGAATGAAGCCCTTTAAACTCACCCAGAAAGCCATGAAAGACTAACGGTAAGTCCTTCTCTTTGATGTGAGTCAGAATGCGTTGTTCTAATGCCGATGGAGTTACAGCACGGGAGGATTTAGGAGTAAAAACAATATCTTTAGCCATTACTGGAATCATATAGACCTCACTTTTTTAACTTATAGGCATAACCTCAATATGGTTGGTTTGGGATTTAGGGTCGCGGATTATATATCAAAGTGAGCACAGATGCAATAGTGAGATAATTCTCTTCAATAAATAGTAGTGAACTTATAATTTTAGAGGAAACTACTATGAAACTAGCATTTGCAAACGAGATTGTTTTTGTTAAGACTCACCCAAACCAGAAGACACCGGAAGAAGTGCAAGCCAGAATCATTAAACAGTGTGAGAAACACGGATTAACCTTCGATGGTTTCGTTTTACCGTATGTCTCAGGAGTAGAAGCCCGTTTTCAGGTGTCATATCAACCTACCGGACTTTCCAGCATTCATGCACTGAAACAGTTAAATCAAATCAATGGGGGAAGTCTTAAAAGGAATGAGGAAGGATATAAAATCCAACTAACAGAACGGGGGAAACAGGAAGGGAAACAGTTTTTAGGTTGGGATGGCGAGTACAATCACGTCAAAGGAACCAAAGCAAAATTTCTCTGCTTGAAACACAACGAAGAATTTACTACCCCTCTTAATCTGGCATTCCGTAGAAATTTAAACTGTTCATGCTGCACCGCAGAGAGCAATCTGGCTCGTAGAAACGGATGTAATACACTCACTGAATTGAGAGCTAAGAGAGAAGCGCAGATTAAGGAATTGTGTAAAGAGTTCGGATACACCTTCGTTTGTTGGTTGTCAGAAGAGAAGGGAGTAAGAGAGACACTCTTGCGCTGTAATTGTCCACATCATGGTGATTGGGATTTAACTACCCGTGAACCTTGCGACCGTGGAATCCTGATTTGTCCAGATTGCCTTTCAAACCAACGTTCATTAGAAACAGGCGAATATAATCTAAGAAGAATTGACAAGACACGTCCGACTTATCTCTATATTCAGAAATTAGGAGATGAATTTATTAAAATCGGTTTCGCCTCCAACTCTAAAAAGAGAATGCAACAACAAGCCAAATTATCCACATACAAACATGAATTGATATTCAATCATCTGTTTGAAAAGGGATGGCAAGCAATCGACTTAGAGAAAGGGTTAAAGATTCATGTTAAGGGTAAGACTGCCTCAAAACATGATGTACCGGATGGATGGACGGAAACACGCCCGATTAAAACTCTCAAGAAAGCATTAAACTTCATTAATGAATATATCGCAGCAAATCCAGATCGTCCGATGTATCTTAATGAATGGGAAGAAAAACCGGATTTTGTCGTAACCGATGAAGATTTAGCTAAGTGGATGAATGCACCGTTAGCCGATTTGGAACCGGAAGACCTAGAACTTGATTTAAGCCCTTTAGAGGCTGTATAACGCAATTAAATTAAAAAGGGGTACATCTGTACCCCTTAACTGTTTTAGCTCGTTATACGTCGATTTAGGCCGCTTAAATTCCAAATTCCTGTAATGGACCTGGTATTTCCTCTTCTGGTTTCCAGTTCTTATCTGTCAGCATGTCTAAACATGGATGCAGAACAAGCCCGTTACTCTCCAGAATCTGCCTATCATTGATAGTTTTCAAATCAACGAAGATCCGGCCTTTCCTCGGTCCTCTTGAATTTTCTATTACAACTCTCTGGGTCTTGCCATCGATGTATTCCAGTACAAACAAGTTTTTGTACTTGTCAATCCTGCTACACCCGATCCGTTTTAGAGCTTGCTTAATCTTAAACCGGACCTTAATGCGATCCTCGTTGTAAACATCTTCTAAATCAAATTCTGCGAGCTTCTCCCAGCCTTGAGAGTCAACAGAATACATTTCCTCTTCTGCCATCTTAATTTGATTGTAGAGTGTTTCACGCTCGCTATTGAGGGTAGTAATCTGATCGGCTAGCTCCTTCGTTGCTCCTGTCATAGCAGAAAGGGTAATCAGGTTATCAATCTTGCGTGATATTTCATCAATCTGTACTTTCAAAGCCGGAACCGGATTAGCCTTATCCTCAGCAATCCAGATTTTATCAGCCAGCAATTGCAATACAGCTTTCTCTAATTGATCACCTCGAAAACTCCAGTTTGTATGCACACATGCAATACGACTAGAGCGCATTGCATCGCATGAATAACGATATTGGTTAGGACGTTTGTTAGTTCCTTTCACCTTAACCATAGCGGAACCGCAATGTTCACATTTCAATAGACCAACACCACTAAGCAAGGGAATAGGTTTAACTTCTTCCTTGTCTCCATAGTTACATGCTCTAACACCAATGCTTTTCTTAAGGTGATAAAACTCAGCGTCATCTAGCACACGAGGATAATAATCCTTTAACTCATACTTAACGCCATCTACAGAGATTTCCTTGATACCAATCAAAGCGCGGGTATGGAACAACCTTTCAATCATTGCCCGTGACCAGTTTGAATGCCTCTTGTGACTTGCGGCTGGTGGTGGTGTGTATGTCGCGTTAAGGTGATCCAGTATCTCGGCGGTTGACCGTCCATTCCTGCGTAATTCCACAACTTCCTGAACAATAGGGAAGAAGACCGGATGAGGAAGCACATAACCGGAAGTGGTATCAGTCCACCACATATTCTTTCCAATTTCCTCGATTGCAACAGCCGGATTTTGTGGATTTTCTTGATGAGCTTTAATCTTAATCAATGCGCTTGAGTTAGTACGATTGCGCTTAGTCTGACTTTCCTCGTTAGCTCTCGCAAACAACATGACACTCAACAGCAAATCAATAGGATTGGCATTAACCGATTCCTTGCTATAGACCTTACCATCCATGCCAGTTACGATAGTTATTCCCCTACGGATAATCGAGAGAAATAGCTCTTGTGCTTCAATGATGGATTGGCGAGAGATACGGTCTAAGTTTTCCACAACCAGCCAGCTACCAACCGGAACGGATCGACCAATCTCATCCAGAAAGCGAGATAGTGCACCTGTTCTACTGTTAGCCCCTTTGAATGCAGATACACCAAAATCCTGATAGCTTGTAACTAGCTCAAGATCATATTTTGCGGCTATCTCTGCGGCTGTTCTCTTCTGGCGTTCATAAGAACTACCATCCGCTTGCTTCATAGACGAGAAGCGAATATACGAATACAGTTTAGTTTTCATACCATTTCCAAACAAAAACGCCCCTACCGCGTATTATAACGATAGGGGCATTGGTTAGTAAGTCATTAATATTTCTTTCCAGTTAGTTTTGCATCACGTTTATTAATATCCTCGATATGACTCCATACACACGCAGTAATAAAGTCGTCATCGTCACCAACTCCGGCAACCTGTGCTAATTCAGTACACAGTTGATTTAAAGAAGGTGCAACGGCAGCACGTTTGACACTATCACCCTGTACATATTGTTCGGCATTCGCAGCACCAACCAAACCCAGAGCAAGAACAACACCCGCGATAATCTTTTTCATAGTAGAATTTCCTCTTGTTATTTGAATTACGATATATTTATATCGTTAAAAGTTAATACTAATAATCAGACCAAACACAACCGCGCCAATCAAATCCATCCAGTTAATACACAATCCGCTATATTCTTTCTTGAATGTCTTAGATGAAATGCCATCATGAAATTGTTTCATTGCTCACCCCATACTAACGACAAGATAAGAAAGACTAATCATAGTTGTGAGACTACCTCCCACGAATGAGATAAAAGCTAACATGTTTGATTCTCCATTTAAAAAGCGGTGGGAATTACACCCACCAAATTAGAAATTAATTAAGCGCGAACGATGGTCAGAGTATCCAGCAAACCTTTTTCGTATAATTCGAAACACGTTTTATATTGCTCAATCTGGAAACCATAGCGGGTGATCTTATTCAGTAGAATAATCACGGTATTCTCATCTAGGTATTGTCCTTGCTTACCAATTACATATGACTCGCGGGATAGTCTCAGCTTACGGAAACCTTTAACACCTAATTCCTTAGCCACCGCTTTAATCTCTTTAATCTCACCCTCAGCAGCTACATATTCAGCGTCGATAATCTCAGGTGATGATCTCAGTGCTACCAGAACTAAGGCCATTGCTTCTTCTTCGGTACGAGCAACACCAGCTTTCTCGAAAGTCATCTCGCCAAATTTACGAATCATGATATTGAACATTGTTGTACCCCCTCGTGTTATTGTGGGGGCATTATATTAGGGAAACCTAAACAGGAGATTACTCGCCTATTTAACTTGCACCATGCGACAAAAATCGACGCCGTCCAGCTTGCGGCAAAGGCGCTTGGCAAAGAGTTATCGCTGGTGATGGTTTAATTACAGTTAACGAAAAGTTGTCATTTTTAACAACTGATATAGACTGCCGAATCATCTGCACATAATTACGATTCGATAATGAAAAAATACCAGCAGCTTGCAGTAATGCCGATCAGTTAAGGATCAGTTGACCGATCCAGTGGCTG